GCATTCCTGGCGAGCCTTGAGGATCAGGCAAACGCAATCGGCAAGACGAAAACGGAATTGCTGGAAATGAAAGCGGCACAGCTTGGCGTTAGTGCTCAGGCGGCCCCGTTCATTCAGCAATTGAAGGCCCAAGAAAAGCAAATGGGGCTTGCTGGGTTGACGGCGGGTCAGTATAGCCAGGCTATGCGAATGCTTCCGGCTCAGATTACGGACGTGGTAACGTCGCTCGCTTCTGGCATGCCGATCTGGCTGGTTGCGATCCAGCAGGGCGGGCAAATCAAAGACTCTTTCGGCGGCATTAGCAATACGTTCAAAGTGTTAATGTCGTATTTGACCCCGGCTCGTATCCTGATTGGTGGCGTGGTTGGCACGGTCGCGGCATTGGCAAAAGCTGGGTATGACGCATACGATTCGCAGCGCACACTGCAAAAGGCGCTGATTATGACGGGCGGATATGCTGGCAGCAGCGCGACAGAAATCAAATCCTTGGTTGATGAGATAGCGGGTTCTGCGGCGGTCGCAACTTCGGGCCAGATCCTGGAAGTCGCAACGGCGGTTGCAAAAACTGGCAAGTTCACGAAAGATGAGCTAAAGACGATCACGAAGGCTACGGCGGATTGGGTGGCAACCACTGGCGAATCGTCGGAAAAGGTTATTGGCTATTTCGAGAAGATCGCGAAAGACCCGATTAAGGGGCTGGCGGAATTAAACGAAAGCTTTAACTTTCTGGATAAAGGCCAGCTAACCTACATCGCCACGCTTGAGAAGACGAAAGGCAAGATCGAAGCCGTGGAATATGCTACGGAGCTTTTCGCTAAAATGATGAAAGACCGTTCAGATGAGATTGCCGAAAGCGCAACGCCACTTGAAAAAATGTGGATTGACATTAAACAGTGGGCGTCCGAAGCGTGGGAAGAAGTGGGCATTATAACGCTGACAGCGGGGAACATGATCGCCGATGTTGTGATGGGCGTCGTTAACCAGATCCGCCTGATCTTGGCTCAGGGCGATAAGATGATTGCGGATTTCCTGGTGAGCGTTGGAAATAAAACCTCATCGCTTCCCGTAATCGGCTCATGGTTCCAGGGGGTCGCAAAGGAACAAGCAGACGTAGCCAAAAAATCAGCGAAAGAGATCGCAGAGCTTGAGCAGCGGATTGCGGAAATTGACGGGCGGTTATCTAACCCGGCAGGTTATCGCAAAATGGTTGAGGAGCAAGGCAAGTTTGCTGGCAAATCAAAGGAAGTCAAGGAAGCCGTAACCAAGGAGGCCGAAGCGCTCAGTGGGCGAAACAAGGAGCAAAAGGTTTCCATTGATCAGGGAACTCGACTGTTAGACCAGTATGAGCAGGACTTGATCGCGCTGCAAACTCAATTGCAGGTCTTGAAAGAGCATCGCGATATCAACGACAAGATCAGCCAGCAGCGCAAAAACTTATGGAATACTCAGGCACGCTTTCAAGTGCTGGAGAAGGAAGCGCAGCGACGCCAGTTAACAGCAGATGAGCGCGCCGAACTGGCTAACAAGGACAAGATTTTAGCCCTACGCGAGCAGGCGGCGGTAATTGGAGATCAGATCACCAAGCAAGAGCAGTTGATTAAACGCGAGCAGGACGCGGCAAAATTCCTACGGGAGCAAGCGGCGGCAATCGCAAAAATCCAGGCTCAGGCGCAAGGTAAATCAGATCGGCAGGCGTCGCGCGATGCAGAATTGGAGCAAATCAAATCCAGTTGGCTAAACCAGGGTGGAAGCCTTGAGGATCAGGAATTGCAAGCAATGCTGGCTAAACGGCAAGAGTATTACGCCGAGGAGGACAGCTTGCGCGGTAACTGGCTGGCTGGCATCAAAAAATCCTGGGCCGAGTACGGCGAAACCGTAAACGATATTAACGGGCAAATTGAGAACATCGGCATGTCTGCGTTGATCGGTCTTTCTGATCAGCTAACAGAGTTTTTGACCACTGGTAAAGCCAGCTTTAAAGACTTTGCGTCAAGCATCATTGGGATGATTGTTAAGATGATTGCGCAAATGGTTATCTTTAACACGCTTTCCGGCCTGATGCCCGGCGGCGGCGGTGGCGGTGGCGGTAGCTTCTCGTTCGCGAATATGCTTGGCGGAGGCGGCAAGGCTGCGAAAGGGTACGCAAACGGCGGATACACTGGCGACGGCGGAAAGTACGAGCCAAAAGGCATTGTACACGGCGGCGAATTTGTATTCACCAAAGAGGCGACAAGGCGGATTGGTACGCGCAACCTGTATAAACTCATGCGGGGATATGCGAACGGCGGCGTAGTTGGCGGCAATACCTACGGCGGCGCGTCTACTTCGGCGGCTGGATCTCAATTCACCTTTGGAGATATCAATGTTGATATCAACAACGGAAACGATCCGAAAGGTTTGGAGACTGGCGTTAGGATGATTTTCACCGAAATGATTCAACGTGCATGCGCACAAGGCGGAGAAGTTTACAACTTTGTTAATAGCAAGAGGGGCTAATTATGGCGCTTGACGAATTTACATGGTGTACCCAAACGCAGGGAGGCGGCGGGGCAATGACGACAGAGAATAACGACAGGGAGGTTGTTTTCGGGAATGGGTATAAGCAAGTTGCATCGTCTGGATTCAACACAACTCGCCGCTCATTCTCCATCGTTTACGCCGGGAAGGATTACAAAAAAGTTATCGACTTCCTGAATGGTCACAGGCTAAAGCCGTTTCTATGGGTTATGCCAGATGGAAACCTGGGGTTATTCCGGGTTAAGTCTGGAACCGTGTCGGCGTCGCCAGTATCGCCAACCGTTCAGGAAGTAAAGGCAACTTTTGAGGAGCAATTTACATCCATGAAATAACCAGCGGCCCGCCTTTTGTGCGGGCCTTTGTTGTTCTATAATGGCTAAAAAGAGGAGAAAACATTATGGCTAATGAGGTTAGTTCGGCTTTCGGTAACTGCTTGCAAAGCCTTTACCCCGGAGAAATCATAACGCTTGTTGAAATAGATGGCACAAGGTTTGGAGCCAATATTTACAGGCTGCACAACGAGAATATCGCCTATACGCCAGAGGAGCTAATGCAAGCGCGGCAAACTGGCACGCTACCGGAGAAAAACATTATCTTTCGCGGCGACGTTTACGGAGCGCGGCCTTTCGGTATATCAGGGATAAATTTCACCAGCAACGGGAAGGCAGAGAAACCACAGCTAACGCTATCAAATGTTGACAGCCAGGTTTCTGCGTTAATCCGATCTTATAACGGAATGATGCAGGCTAAGGTGACAATCTGGATCACGCCGTCCGATCTGATTGATAAATCTGGCAACGTTGCCGATGGTGATTATCGCAAGATGGTTTATTACATCGAACGTCCCAATTTTTGTAACCAGTCAACGGCGCGATTTGATTTAACCACGCCTTACGATATGGACGGAATTATGATCCCGCCGCGCACGGCTCAAAGCGTTTGCTATTGGGCGCAAAGGGGGTGGTATCGTTCCGGCAAGGGGTGCGGATACAACGGATCGCGAATGTTCGACAAGGACAACAATCCTGTTTCAGATCCGAGCCAGGATTATTGCGCCGGAACCGCTACGGCTTGCAAACTGCGTTTCGGAGCGGATCGGGAACTTGATTTCGGCGGCTGCGCCGTAGCATCACTATTGAGGAAAAATCAATGATTTTTAAGTCGTGCTCTAAATGCGGATTAATAAAAGAAATTTCCATGTTCAACAAGGCCGCTCGCGGCCTGTTTGGTGTAAGATCGTCATGCAAACTATGTGACAGTGAGTACAAAAAGAAAAACAGGGACGCAAAATCAAGCAGAGAGGCGAGCAAGAAATGGAGAGAAACAAACATAGACAGGCATAGATTATACAGGTATCAGAAAATAGATGAGGCCAAGGGGCATTTTTGCGATCTTACAATTGAGTTTATCAGAAGTGCGATATACGAGCCTTGTCACTATTGCGGGTACATAGATCCTATAGCCAACGGACTTGACAGGATGGATAATCGCAAAGGCCATGAGATTGACAACTGCGTGACGTGTTGCAAGCTGTGCAACACAACAAGACTTGATAATTATTCGTACACAGAGTTTAAAACGCTTATCGCACCTGCAATAATTGCTGTCAGAAAATCACGAGGTGAAATATGATACATCCAAAGATTAAACTTGAAATTATGAGATACACCAAAGAGCAATACCCTCTTGAGGCTTGCGGAGTGGTAACGCAAAAATCAAGGGTGCAAAAGTTTCACAGAATAACAAACGTACATCCAGATCCAGAGAATCACTTTGAGATGGACTCTATAGAATATGCTGACGCGATTGATTGCGGTGAAGTTGTTGCCATCTTTCACAGCCATTGCGGGGACGGCGCAACCACTTTACCGAGCGCTCACGATACGTGCATTTGTGATGAAATGGGGGTTACTTGGATTATTGCATCCTGGCCGGAGGGCGATATGCGTTTTGTTGAGCCGCAATCAAGGCCGCTGACTGGTCGCCCCTGGTCGCTGGGTTCATACGATTGCTGGGGGCTGGTGATGGCCTGGCACAAAGAGCACGGCGTGATCCTGAATGATTTTCGCAAGCCTTACGAGTGGTGGAAGCCGGAGCACGGCGAAAACTTGTACCAGGACAACTATCTGAAAGAGGGATTCATTCCGACGGGCAAGCCGCCAGAGCCTGGCGATATGGTGATCATGCAGTTACAGGCGTCAGTTTGGAACCATGCCGGAATTTACTTGGGCAACAACCAATTGTTGCATCATGCTTTCGGTAAGTTGTCGCGCCAGGATCTCTATTCTGGATGGTATCAAGATCACACCGTCATGGTGTGCAGGCATAAGGATTTAAAGTTATGATGCAGACAGTTAAAACTATCAAGCTTTCTGGCTCGCTGGGGCGCCGTTTCGGCGTCTTTCATGAGTTAGCCGTTGATTCATACCCCGAAGCAATCCGGGCGCTCTCAGTGACGCTGGAGGGCTTTAAAGACTATATGCAAAGTGAAATTGGTTCGCGCATGCGCTACGCTGTTTTTGTCGATGGCCGGAATGTGGGGCATCACGACGAAAAAGCCTGGCAGTGCGCAAAGGAGATCCGCATTATCCCGATCCCCACAGGCTCAAAATCTGGTGGTCTGTTTCAGGTTGTTTTGGGCGCGGCGATTATGGCTACTGCGTTTTTTACTGGTGGTCAGTCGCTGGTTTTAATGGGGGCGTTTGCCTCATCCGCTTTCATGTTCGGCGGCGCAATGGTGCTGGGTGGCGTAATGCAAATGATTTCGCCGCAGCAAGGCGGGGCCAAGTTCGAAAGTCAGAGCGCAGAAAATAAACCATCCTATGCGTTCGGCGGCGCGGTGAATACCACGGCGGCAGGATACCCAATCCCGCTACCGTATGGACAGCGCACCGTGGGCGGCGCAGTATGGAGCGCCGGGAGTTATGCAGAGGATATGGTTTAATTCATGGGGCGTTATGCCCCATGATTTTTGTGCATCTTAAATGCAACATCCCATTCAATTCTTTGCAGCATGGCGTCAGTTGCGTTTTTGAATGTTTTTTGAACTACCGAGCCATTGACTTTTATTTTTGCGAGAAAGTATGTATACCCATTCTTTCCACGCATGATTGATACACCAGTTATCCCGCTTGTGTTATTTTTGTGCTTGCTCTTGTTTTTTAGGTTTTCCTGCTTTGTAACCAGTCTCAGGTTTTCTATTCTGTTATCGCTTTTGTTGTGGTTTATGTGATCGATCTCCATGTTGTCTGGTATTTCTCCGCAGTGCATTTCCCATACAATGCGGTGCGCATACTCAGTTTTATCCCCTCTTCCCAGGGTTACATAACCATTACCCCTAATGCTGCCTAACGGTTTCATTTTGGCTTTGCTAAACAGCACACCGTTAAAGTAAAAGTAAACGTCGCACCAATTGCTCATAACCGCACTCCTAGTGTAAACTCTTACGTAATGTAACATGCTTTATAGCATCTTTTTTAGCAATTAGTGCTATCGGAGAACAAACTCATGATCAAAAATGTGATAACCGGGAGTAAAGGTGGCTCATCAAAGCCGAAAAAGCCAAAGGAAATGGAAGACAACCTGATTTCCATTAACAAAATCAAAGTATTACTGGCGGTTTCCGATGGTGAGTGCGATCCTAATTTCTCATTAAAGAACCTGTATCTCGACGATGTGGTTGTTCAGAACGAGGACGGGACATTTAACTATGAGGGCGTCACGGCTGAATTTAGGCCGGGAACTCAGGATCAGCCATACATCCAGGGTTTTACGGATACCTCAAGCGAAATAACGGTTGCTCGCGATCTGACAACTAAAACACCTTATAGCATTTCAGTAACCAACAAGAACCTTTCTGCGATCAGAATCCGCGTGCTGATGCCGCGAGGCGTTACCAGCGAGGACGACGGCGATCTGGTTGGTGTTCGCGTTGAGTATGCCGTTGATATGGCGGTTGATGGTGGTTCGTTTAATCAGGTAATGAGCGACGTTATCGAAGGTAAGACAACAAGCGGTTACGATCGGAGCCGTCGCATTGATTTGCCGAGCTTTAACAGCCAGGTGATTTTGCGCGTTCGCCGCGTGACGCCTGACAGCACTAGCGCCAAGGTTACAGACCTGATCCGGCTGCAAAGCTATGCAGAGGTTATTGATGCAAAATTCCGCTATCCGCTGACTGGTCTAGTTTACGTTGAATTTGATTCCGAGTTGTTCCCGAACCAGATCCCGAACATCTCAACCAAAAAGCGCTGGAAGTTGATAAACATCCCGTCGAATTACGACCCGATTGCTCGGACGTATTCTGGAAACTGGAACGGGACATTTAAAAAGGCGTGGAGCAATAACCCGGCATGGGTGCTTTACGACTTAATCACCAATCAGCGCTACGGACTCGATCAACGTGAGTTGGGCATTCCGCTTGACAAGTGGGCGCTTTACGATGCTGGCCGCTATTGTGATCAGATGGTGCCGGACGGAAAAGGCGGAACAGAGCCGCGCTATCTGTGCGATGTTGTGATCCAGAGCCAGGTTGAGGCTTACCAGCTTGTGACGGATATTTGCTCAATCTTCCGTGGAATGACTTTCTGGAACGGAGAAAGCCTTTCCATCGTTGTAGATAAGCCGCGCGAACCGTCCTACATTTTCACAAACGACAACGTAGTTAACGGGGAATTCTCCTACACGTTCGCCAGTGAAAAGAGCATGTATACATCTTGCAACGTCACTTTCGACGATGAGCAAAACTTGTATCAGCAGGACGTAGAGCCAGTTTTCGACACAGAGGCAGCATTGCGTTTCGGTCACAACCCGACAAGCATCACCGCGATCGGATGCACTCGACGCAGCGAAGCAAACCGCCGTGGGCGCTGGATTCTGAAAACCAACTTGCGCAGCACTACGGTTAACTTTGCTACTGGCCTGGAGGGCATGATCCCGACGATAGGCGACGTTGTGGCTATTTCGGACAACTTCTGGAGCAGTAACTTAGCGCTCAACCTTTCCGGGCGTGTGATGGAGGTTAGCGGCTTGCAAGTCTTTTTACCGTTTAAGGTTGACGCGCGAGCGGGCGATTTCATCATGATCAACAAACCGGACGGCAAGCCAGTTAAGCGCACGATTTCGCGTGTTAGCGCAGACGGCAAAACCATTGAGCTAAATGTTGGTTTCGGTTTCGACGTTAAGCCGGATGCAGTTTTTGCCATTGAGCGCACAGACATTGCATTGCAGCAATACGTTGTGACGCAAATCACCAAAGGCGACGGCGACGAGGAGTTTACATACAGCATTACGGCTGTACAGTACGATCCGAACAAATACGATGCGATTGATTACGGCGTCAACGTTGACGACCGACCAACCAGCATTGTTGACCCGGATAGACTGGCAGCGCCGAAAAATGTAAGGGTAACTTCCTACTCTCGCGTTTTGCAGGGTGTTAGCGTTGAGACGATGCATGTTAGCTGGGACAAAGTGCCTTACGCGAGCATGTATGAAATGCAGTGGCGCAAGGGCAATGGTAACTGGCACAACACGCCGCAAACGGCAAACAAAGAGATCGAGGTTGAAGGCATTTATGCTGGCAATTACGCCGTGCGCGTTCGCTCAGTTTCTGCGAGTGGCATCTCGTCTGGATGGTCGAACATCGTAACCGCCTCTCTGACTGGTAAAGTTGGCGAGCCTGGAGCGCCGATAAACTTAACCGCCTCAACCGATGAGGTGTTTGGTATTCGCGTCAAGTGGGGCATGCCAGCAGGAACAGAGGACACGGCCTATATTGAATTGCAGCAGTCGGAAACCGGAAGCGAAGAGTCGGCAACGCTCTTAACGCTGGTTCCGTATCCGCAAAGCGAATACTGGCACAGCATTCTCCCGGCTGGTTACGTCAATCATTATCGCATTCGCAGCGTTGACAGAATCGGCAATGTTTCTGCTTGGACTAACTTTGTTCGTGGTCAATCATCAATCGATATCGATGACATTGTAGAGGACATTTGGAGCGACATTAAGGAGTCGGAAGGCTTTAAGGATCTGATTGAAAGCGCCATTGATACCGGGATCGCAAACTCCGAAATCGTGAAAGAAGCCACAACATCGGCGCTTAATGCAGCCAACAAGATCAAAGACCAGGCGCAGGCGGTCATTGAGAATGCGTTAGCAACCGATACTAATCTACGCTGGACGCGCGTCCAGAACGGGCGTAGAAAGGCGGAAATTGGCGAGTCAATGGATTTGATAGCCGACGAAGCGCAAGCGCGTATAGAGGCCGTTAAGAAGCTTAGAACCGAGTTCAGCGATGGCATTAGCGCGGAGATTACGAAAGTAACGAAATTAATCTCAACGGAAGCGGAAACGCGAGCCTCCGAGATTAAAAAGTTACAGACGGAATTTAACACCGCTATCGGCAGAACAAACGCAGCAGTAACGCGAGCAGAGGAAGCGATCAGCAACGAGAGCGAAGCGCGGGCAACCGCAATTAGCAATCTTGATGCGAAGCTAACAAAAGCCATTAATGATGCGAAAGTTGAGCTAAACGCCAACATTCAACGAGTCGATCAGGCTGTCACCGATGAAGCAGGGGCGCGTGCTCAAGCTATCGAATCGCTGAAAGCCGAATACAAAAAGGCAATTAGCGACGCGGTAGGGGCGGCAAAAACCGAGCTTAACGCAAGCATTAACCGAGTTGATCAGGCCGTAGCTGATGAGGAAGCAGCCAGGGCGCAAGCCGTTCAGGCGCTGGACGCCAAATTTACTAAGCAGTTAGGCGATGCGAAAACAGAGCTTAACGCCGGTATTAGCCGAGTAGACCAAGCGATCACAACCGAAACGGAAGCCAGGGCGCAAGCTGTTAGCGGCTTGGATGCGAAGTTGACGAAACTCGTTGGCGACACCAAAACCGAAATCAACGCCAATATCAACCGAGTTGATCAGGCGGTTGCAAGCGAGGCGGAAGCGCGGGCAAGTGCCGACTCCACGTTGAGCACTCAGATCGGAAACACTAACGCGGCGCTGGCTCAGAAAATGGATTCATGGGTGAATGCGTCAAGTGCTGGTGTGATGTACGGTGTAAACCTGGGCCTCCGATACAACGGCAAGGAATACAAGGCTGGCATGAACCTTATGCTGGTTGGCGAGGGCAATAACGCCAAATCGCAATTCCTGTTTAGCGCTGACAGGTTCGCAATCATCCCATCGGTGGAGCGTGGCGATCTTAAAACGATGCCATTTGTTGTTGAAAACAATCAGGTTTTCATGCAGTCGGCGCTGATTAAAGACGGCACGATCACAAATGCCAAGATTGGTAGCTTCATTCAGTCTAACAATTGGGATGGTAATAACGGCTGGTACATTGGCAAAGACGGGTGGTCTAGCTTCCTGAATGTTACGGTTCGCGGGACGATTTACGGTAACGACGGCTACTTTAATGGCACCGTTTACGCAAACCGCATTGAAGGTGACGTGATGATCGCAGAGTCTGAAACGATACCGTTCAGGAACTACGACAGCGTCCCGAAAGGTGACTATGAGATTTTCAGGATTAACGGGGAGAACTTTGACCGACAGATCGACACAAACCTTATTGTCTGGTGCTCTTGCTCTCAGCGAAATTATTTCCGCTTGATTGTGCAAACGCCAGGTAAGGGTGATGTTGAATATTATTATCTTGACACTGGTAACGAAGGTGGTGGTAGGGCGTTCGCTTTGCGCGGATTCTTCATCCCGGCGGCTGGAAAGGGTCAACAAAACAGGATCATTGTTAGGGTTCAGGAAAGCCGAAGCTCAACAATCAAGACCTACACGCCTTGGGTGGAGCGCGAGATGGGGCAGAAGTACAACGATGTTACTAACTCCTCAATCAACAACCGAAACTTCATTCGTGAAAAGTCATACATTGCAGCATACCGCGCTGGGCGTCGGATTATTGCATAACCAAAAGGGGGCCAATCGGCTCCCTTTGTTCTTTTTGTTTCTCGGTGTTTCCGTTTTCGGGTTCCGCAGAATCGCGCAACGTTTTAAAACAGAAAAAACATACAAATCCACCTATAATAGATAATAAAAACAATAAGTTAGTTATATATATCTAATATTGTTTTTTTATTGTTTCTATTGTTTCACTAGTAATAGTGTTGTCTTTATTTCTGTATGTGGATATTTTTATATCTCAAAGTGGGTATATATAATAGGGTACTCCGCAAAACGCGAAACGAGGAAACAGCCAAAAAACAAGCATCCATTTCGAGCAATATCATGCACTTACAAGCGCAATTTGTTTCCTTGCATCTTGGGAACGTTTCGGAAACAGAAAAAACAGCAATAGCTATTGACTAAATGCAGAAATTAGCTACAATGCACACATACCAACAAGAGGAGCCGACAATGAGTGATAACGTATTCAAGGTCTACACAAGCGACGAACTAACAAACGACGCCTATCACGATCCTAATTCATGGTGCGCGGAGTATGTGAGCGGCTCAAGCCTGGCTGATATCTTCTCAACTTGCCCGGCGGCGTGGAAATTCAAGCAGAGAGAAAACAGCAAGGCGCTAACTTTCGGCACGCAGTCGCACACCAACTTTGAAAGCCGCGAATTGTTCGAAAAGCATTATCGCAGAGCACCAGCGGCGGAGGACTTTAAGGATCTGATTACCAGCCAGACGGCATTAGCCAGCAAATTAAAATCTTTTGGCCTGAAAGGTACAACCGGGAAAGGCTACCCTGAATTGCTGGAGATGTTGGTGAAGTGCGGAGAAGATTTGAATGTGCTTTGGCTTATCGAAATGATCGCAGAAAGCCAGGCGCGGGCCGATGGGGTGGAGCTTGTCCCGGCTAAAGATTACGACGCATGCGTTAAAATGCGCGAAGTGCTGGAAAGCATACCGGAGCACAACGCATGCATGAACAGCCCAACCGCACAGCGTGAGCTTTCAATCTTCGGGGAGATTGGCGGCGTTAAAGTCAAAGTGAGACTGGATCACATCGACATTTGCAAAGGCGTGTGGGCCACCGTAAAAACCGGAGAAGATCCAGAAGGAAACCCGATTTACGAGGCTGTGCAATACGAGGAGGCGATTGTTATTACCGACTACAAAACCACGGCGAGCGCCAACCCTTCCGAGTTCGGACGCCTGGCGGTGAATCATGGCTACCTGCTTAAAATGGCGTTGCAGCACGATTTATTTAAACGAGCGTACCCGGAAGAGAAAAGGCCCGTAGTTGTCCGACTGCTGGCGCAGGAGAAAAAGGAGCCTTTCTTGCCGCTGGCGTTCCGCATGAGGCCGGAGCACTTAAAGATCGGGCGATTGCAGTATATGAGCGTGATCAAGACGTTCGCCATGTGCGAGGCGCACAACATCTGGCCCTCATACGCAAACGGCGAGCCAGAGATTGATCTCGATGTGCCTGACTGGTTCACTCGCCAGTACAAAGAATTTTTATAGTAAATAGCACAAATAGCTAAACAAATGAAAAGCGGGGTGTTATAATGCATCCCGTAAGTTAAACAAAGCCACTAAGGAGATTCACCATGAACACTAAAGAAATGAACGAAGCACGGGCAGAAGTTGTAAACCATCTGGGCGAATTTATTGCCCGCATGTCATACGCATTGCGCGATTTCGTTACGCCACTCGACCCAACCGAAGGCCCGGAAGAAATGGCATACATCCGCCGCGTAATGGATGCTGTCGATAACGTGGTTCTGGTTGCGACGATGCGAGAAAACGACAAACAAGCCATTGAAGCGATCAAAGAATCTTCCAATTTAATGATGGAAAACCTAATCAAGTTCCACACCGAAGGCGAAGTTAAGCACTAATTAAAACAAGGGAGGCGAAAGCCTCCCAACCAATCAGGAGATAAACATGAAGCTTTCCGAAAAGTTCGACGAGGTTTTACCAGCGCTGCATAAGGCTCGCAGCATGTTCGTTAAGGTGAAAAAAGACAAGCAAAACACACACCTAAAAAACAAGTATGCGACGCTCGATAGCGTTCTTGATGCAATCACCCCGGCGCTAACAGATAACGACCTTATGTTAATGCAGGATATGATCGAGAGCGAAGCGCCGAACAGAATCAAGGTCGAGACGACCGTTATTCACGTTTCCGGCCAGTGGGTTAAATTCTACGCGGAATTGCCGATTGTCAAAAACGACCCGCAAGGCGTTGGATCTGCTTTCACTTACGCTCGACGCTACGCAGCCGCAGCCGCATTTGGTTTAAGCCAGGCAGACGACGACGCGCAAATCGCGGTCAAGAGCGCACAGGACTGGAAGCGCGACATTGACAAATGCGAAGATCTGGAATCGTTGCAGCGCGTTCTAAAACAGGCATGGAGCGCATGCGATCCGGCAAGTAAGCAGGTGGTAAAAGAGCATTACGAAAGCCGCAAGGCGCAGATTGAGATCGGAAGCGCTCGCGGATTCTCCCCGGCAGCGCCACGCCAAAACCTGGCAACCACGGTTGACCAACCAGCCGCCAAGGCGGTAGAATCACAGCCAATCACCGATTTTGAATAATTAACAGCGGGGCGGAAACGCCCCGATAAGGATCAGATAATGCATGTAATTACCGGAGAAATTCGCAAAGAGCCTCGCGTTAAAGCTGGTGCAAACGGCACGCTGTACATCGTCGAGTTGTCCGAGCGATACAAAGACCGCGATCAGCAGTGGCAGTACACCAACTACACTTTCTTTTTCAACGCCAAAAGCGAAGGGTTAAACGGCTGGTATCAAGAGGCTTTCCAGGTAGGCAAGGTAATCTCCGTTTCGTGCGAAACGCTGCGCATTGAGTCGCGAGAGTACGAGGGCAAGGTTTACAACACGCTCCAGGCTGGCGGATTCGCAAACCTGATCTTTAGCCAGCGCGGCGGGCAGCAAGCGCCACAGCAAAGCCAGCCACGCCAGCAAACGCAATCGCAGCCACGCCAAAACAGCGAGCCGCCGATTGATTTTGATGATGATATCCCGTTCTAAAAGCAAAGGGGCCAATTGGCCCCTTTCTCTATTCCATCGTACCTAAAACAGCGATAACTTTAACGGCAATCCTTTTTGCCAATTCTACCTGATTGGAATTTAACTTCCCTGTCGTCATGAACGACAACATGCCGCTCATGCTTCCCAATGACTTAAAATCTTGCATTGCAGATTTCATTATGTCACTTCTGGAATGGCCTTCATCAATAATCGCGTGCGCTCTTTGGGCCAATTCTGCAACAAGTTTATCGATCCCGTTACTCATCTTTGCTTACCTTCTGTTGTGGTTGCTCTTTTGGTTCGTATGTTTCTTTTTTGGCTGATACGGGCCAGGGGCTGATGCTTTCCCGTTCCGTTGCTGGCTGATCCGGCTCAATGCCAAGGAACTTGCCAACAAATTCATTAACAAATCCAGTGCTATCGCTAACATAAACATGCATGCGATCAAGATCGGCTTGTGTTATTGAGTTAGGCGATATAATGATCCTTTGGGGGTGAAAACCGATATACATCACATTAACAGGCCGCTCAATCGTTCCCGGAGTTGGCGCTATTACTCCCATAATCCAGCAGTAATGAACACTTCCATCTCCAATAGGTTCACATCCGGCGTTTAGCCAATTTACTTTGTGGTGAGGAAAGAAAGTTGACGAGTCTGTTGCATCGCGACGTAGCGACCAGTTAACGCCACCAATTGTAAACATATTGCGCGGGCGCATGCCGTTAAACTGAGTCACTCCAATCCCGTTTGTTTTAATGTTTTGCATATCGGTTCACCTTTTTACATGTTTTTCATTTTGCTAAGAGCGCAGATACAAGCAGCAGCAAGATCCGTTAACTCTTTTTCAATTCCGGCGCGTGATCCATCCGCTTTCTTTTCCATAAGCTCGGAATATTCCATTTCAACGATAGACATCATTCCACCTGGCTGATCAATGTAGGCATCCCACGTCTTGGGGTGGTCTTCCATTCTTTGAGCAACCTTTTTCATCGCGTGATGATGTTTGTGATCCGGTTCTTCATGCTCCGAATCACCACCGACAAACGAGATGCGAGCCATCGTAACGCGCGGTAATTTTTGCCGTGGTAAATAAATCTTCATAATCAAAGCCCTCGTTAAAAGCGCCCGAAGGCGCTTTATTTTGACGCATTAAGAAGCCGGAGGAGTTGCCGGGGTCGGGAGCTTAAAGTTAATAAGCTGGTAAACCTCGTTAATGCGCTGGTTCAGTGCCGCAGTCTGTGCAAGCTGGCTGTTTTCAAACTGTGCGGTTCGTAACTGATCTTTCAGGTCACAAATCAACACGGCTTGAGCCTGTGCATGCTGATCGCGAATCAGTGCGCGGGTTGCTTCCGCCTGAGTCTCGATATTGCGGTTTGTTTCGCAGCAACACGACTGATCGCGGAGTTGCGCTTCATACGCCAGGCGCTGGGCATCGTAAGACTGAGCGCAAATAGCGTTACCGATCGTGCTTACGCCGGAGGCGATCGCGGTGTTAAGACCCGCAAAGCCCTGGACGTTAGCCAGCATTGCTTGCGTCCCCTGACTGGTCAGACCGTTAAAGGTTGACGCGGCGGAGCGTTCGATCGCCATGTTGGTTGCGTTCTGGCCTTGCAGCATCTGCATTCCTAAGCCGTTAACACTGGATTGGATGCCGCTGATGCCGTCCATCAACGCACTAGCACCAACGCCAACCGCAACACCAGCGCCATCTGCGCCACCGCCCCAACCGCCGCGACCAAAGCCATTGCCGAACCATGAACCGATCAGGCCACCTACAGCACCGCCAATGCCAGCCGCGCCAGCTTCACCACCGAAACCGCCAGTTGGTAAAAGAGTCATATCAGACATAATAATTTCCTCGTATTGAAAGTTTGTTTAAAGTGTGGCTCCCTGCCACGCCTTCAAATTTACTCCTAACACCTTGATTTTAAAAGTATATTTTTGTCTGGTTATGTATGATAAATGTAATCAATTGGCACTTTCTGGCGATGGCCTATGAAATTTATGGGTTTTTTGGCGGGCAAAATTGTTATGAAAAAAGGGGCCAAACGGCCCCTTTGATTATTCACCTTTCAGTTTTCTAATCTCCTCTTTCAGTTCGTCAACTTGAGCCGACAGAGCCTTGATTGCGCAAAGTGCATCCATCAAAAGCGGGTTTGTGTCAAGTACAAGTTTGTTAACTTCTACAGTCTCGCCGTTTTCATCCTTGTAAGAGCCGTTACTCTCCTTGACGTAGCAAGGATCGATTTCCATGATTTGCTGCGCTGCAACGCCCCGGCGCTCACGCTTGCGATCATCATCCTTGTAAGTGAACTTGATCAGGTTCATCGCCTTGATGTTTTCTAGTGACTGTAAGCCATCGTAATCAACTACGTTATCTTTGTAACGTAAATCAGAAGTACCAGCCCAGGAAACATCGCCTCTTGCAGAGCTCCAGATCATTCCGTCGCTTCTGAAATGCCAGTATTGCGCAGCAGCACCAAATCCAGAAACTTCGACTACTGCTCGATGGTTTGAACCAACGTGCTCCTCAATCCAGAATGAAGCCTGACCAACCCCGCCAACGTTATTAAAGCGAGATTGGAACCTGGGCGCTATCCTGATTTGACCGACAGCAGCATCTGGATCGCTATGAGCCCAGGCAGTAAACGCATAATTGTTTGCGCCACGAATACTTCCATGAGCGGTAACATTATTAAGCATTCTTATGTACTGGCAATCAAATGTTAGCTGATTCGCTTGGTCATTGATAATCCTCGCCGTGTAATCCGCGCTCGATTTGTTAAAGTGAAAATCGACATACGGCGATGCATGGTAAAGCTCAATCCCGCCGTCATTGGTCGTTATTTGTCCACTCCTGGCTGTAAAGCCCTTGCTCACAACCTCGCCATCAACAACCATGCCACCGTTTCCAGCAATCGTCACCTGACCATTTGACGAGTCATCACCATTTGGCCGGAAGTACATCATCTGGCCAGCCTTAGAGCTAATGATTGGCGATCCTGATCCGTTGCAACGGATTGTTGCGCCTTGACCAAATGAAATTTTAGTGTCGCCAGCAGTTGCAGCGGTGCAATAAATTTCGACTTGGTTATTTGACACAGCGGCCCCAGCAGGTCGGAATTGGATTCGTCTGTCAGTGCCGTCGAAGGCCGACAGAATCAAACGACCCTCGCCACCTTCGCGAACAATTGACCCGCGACCAATTACGATCCCCTTGTCACTGCCCGGCACTTTTGATGCTGCGCCGCCACCAACGCCAAGGTTTCCGTTTAGTGCTCCAGCGCCGCCAACCGCAAGCTCACCACCAGAAAGGCGACCGGATGCGCTCAGTGACTTAACGCTAACATCCTGGTTCATGCCGCTAACAATCGACTCACGCCATGCCGACCAAGTTCCGTTGTTGCAAGTGCGTATAAATTCACGATTTGACTCAGTGCCGAAAAGGCGCTGGCGGTTAGTGAAATCAGTGCCACTCACTTTGCGGATCGACTCGACGTAAAGAATAAAGTTTCCACTTACGCCGCTTGGCTTGTTGGTAATGTTGCTACCGCCGCCAGAGCTTAGGCATTGATAAACATAAACCGTTCCAGGGTCGCTTTTCTTAATCATCAAGGAATTAAGATCAACTTTCTGGTCGCTAATGTTTTTAGCATCCCAAACGCCAGCGAAGCCCTTATTGAACGTCATTAGCCCACCAACGGAGAAACCAGCATCAAGCATTTTTTTCGTGATTAGCTTGCTGTTTTGCCTGTGATCTGCGCTCTCGCCAAAGGCAATATCACCATCAAGATCAACCCCAAGCATCTTCTGGTTCATGTTGTTAAGCTTGAACCCTATAGACACGTTAGAATCTGCGTCGCGCGTTAACACGATCGGAGTATGTTGCTTGCCACTGACTCGCAGGCTTGTAGCGGCTGCGTTTGTATCGTCGTTGGAGAAATCAGCGGTACGAGATGAGATCTTATAGCCGATCTTTGCGTCTCGCGCCTCAATTCGCCCATCATGGCGCACAACAAAATCGCCACCAGACGTGCCGCCTGTAGTCCTTGCGCGAATGCGGATCTCGCCAGCGGTTTCGCTGTTAGGAGTTGCCCAAATAACGCCGCGCTCCTTACCATCACCATTATGAAACCATACATGAGCATTTCCACTCGGCGCTTTAAGGTACAATGATGGGTTTCCTTTAGTAATATAAAGATCACCAGTCATGGTATCGCCATCTTTCTTAACTTGAGCGTCGTTGGTTACGTTGCCCAGGCCAACATCCGATTTTGACGGCTTGTTTGCCGTGCCGTAAAGGGTATTTACCTTTACGTTTCCGGCGTCAAGACTTGCGTCATTGGCGGCGAGTATCACAACCTTCCCGCTGTTATAGTCAATGTTAATCGCTGAATTAGTATCACCACAACGAGAGAAAAAACCAGATCCGTGAGATATTGCGTTTGAACTAGATCCAGACTTGAGCGAGCTTCTCCAAAAATGACCGCCTTTCGCTTTCATGCGCCGCATTAAGTCTGCGTTGCTGGTAATGTCATTGTGTGAAATCCCGCTACCACCAAGACCAAAAGCGCCAATTTCCATAACGTTAGCAAGACCAAGATCGCTACGAGAAGGCTTGTTAAGCTCATCATATACGCGAATAGCGACGCTTTTCACCCACCCATCCGGCGCAGTTGTTTGGATAACGGCTCCAGTCGGCACATAAAGATCAACCGAACCTGCTTTTGCCAGAATAGCCACCTTCACGTTATTAATGAAAGCTCGCTGGTAAGCCCAAATCTCAAAGAAACCATTGCCCTTAACAACCCCGTATCGCATTTGGTTATCTTCTGCGAGGTTCGGATCACCAAGACGGCGAATCTGCATAAACTGGCGAACGTTTGAGGCGGTAATGGTGGTAGTTCCAAGCCCTCGCGCCGAGGCGTCAAGAAAGTCTATCGAACCAAAACGAGATCCATAGTTGCCGCCGTTTGTGATCATTAGTGTAACGTGGCTCTCACTGCTGCCGGGATCAGACAGTTTTGCGATTTTTATATACTTTTCCTCTGCCGCTGTACCAACGGGCCATCTATATTGGGTCAGCGGGCTTGCGATACCCTGCGCAGTTTCCATGTACTCTCTCGCCTTGTTCTCTGACGCCTTGGCGTTAGTCTCGCTGGTTTTCGCGTTCGTCTCGGACGTTTTAGCAGCGTTTTTGCTGTTATTGGCGTTAGTCTCGCTGGTTTTCGCTGCGC